GTAACATCCTATCAGACGTAACATAGTCATAGTCTTCAGTAAAACCAACGCCTAAAATATCTTTACTCAAGTCTTCCTTTACAACAGCATAGGATAAAGGCGCACCCCATTTATCAAATTTAATACCGTTTCTATAACCATTGCCCACAAAACCCGCTGGCACGGCCAGCGCGTCTATTAACTGGAAGCTAAGAGGAACGTCCGACCGGTGTTTTAACCCGGATATACGGCCCGGAAGCAGCTGCGTAAACGCCTCGCCATCTCTGTATTTAGATAAAGCTACTAAACGTTGACACTGTGCAAACGACAACGTGCGCCGCACCTCTGGCCTATGCGCCCATCGCTTAAACGCTCTGTGTAAAGCCTTAGCATATTCAGTGTTAACAGTCCCATCTTTATTTGTGGGTAACGGTTCAATACCTATACCGGACTCACCTATAGATTTAAGCACTAAAGTTCTTAATATAGCTTGTGCTACATCATAATTTTGGTCTAACTCTCTGGCTTGCTCTAATATATTAACGCCATAACGTTGTATTAGTTCGTTAGGTCGCTTACCATAATTGCTTCGCGTAGCTGTAAGCCTACTAGGTTTACCCATGTCATAACCTAACACAGCGTTAGCTAAGTTACGAAAATATATTTTAATAGACATTATACGTTTCCTTTATTTAAGTTAGCTAACACAAAAGGTTTACCACCTAAAGTAGGGTAGCCAACAGGCTGTAAATCTTGGCTTAACTGCTTAGCCCATTCTTTCCTACCAGCACGAATCATATCTAAATCTTCATATTGTATTTTACGGCCTAACAACCATACCTCTTTTCCCTCTAATACAGCTTTTTCAGCGGCTATGTATAAATCATACATTTCTTGTGCTTCAGACATATTTAACCCCTAATAATAAAATCTTCGCGTGTGATGGAACTATGGTCTATATTTCTATTTTTAGCAGAATTGTTAACTATTGCTTCTTTCTGTTGATTACGTCTTTCATCTTTAGTTATAACATCAATGTTGTCCGGTATAGGTCTAGCCCAAGCTGGAGGGTTGCGCCAATTTATAGTATTTGTGCCTAAATACATAGACGCAACATCATTCATAACACATAGGTCAATGGCTTCGTTCCTGTTGTGACTACTGCTTTTTACCCAACGTCCTTTAATTTTAGTTTCTGCTCTTAACTCGTTAAAGTATTCTCTTGGCAACCAATGAGGTAAATGTATTTTAGCGCCACCACCTGTTAACCTACGCAGCATAGGCATAATTTTATCCTTAATAGCGCTAGGGTTACATCTTAAAGCAGGAACATCCTTAACTCTTTCACCAACATAAACAGGCACCATAGCTGGCGCACTTATATTACCTATACCCATATACAGCCTTACACGTTCATGCAATCTTAACGGTTTAAGACTTCTCCAATAATTTCTTGATATGCTACTTACACCGTCTTCACCCCTAGAATCAATAACAACCATCCTTATCTTCATTTCTAAATCAGTGTAAGTGGTCTTATACGTGCAATTTAATACACGCATGGTAATTAAATCCCAATCCTCTAAATACTGATTAGGCTCTATCTGTAATGCCTCACCTTTAGCGTTTTTACGCATAGATTCTGTTATTTTATATCTATCTATAATCCAACGTTCGCCATAGGGGCCGTGTGCTTGCACTTCTACGACAAACTCACTTCGTTTACCGCCCTGAACATCAACCGCCGCTGTTAAATATACAGCACCAAGCGGCATAACGTATCTATCAAACTTGTCAACAGGAAACGCTTGTGTATCCTTACTCGCGTCTATAACGGCCATAGGTGTATAAGGCATACCCAAATCAGTGTTAAAATATGTCTTTAACCCTTCTTCGTCAGCACTACTAAAATATCTTTGAGCATTTTGTAAATACTTTAGTATTAAAGATAGCCATGATTGATAAGCAGCAGCAACACCGCCTAACCAAAAAGATGCAACGTTAGATTCACAAGTATTATCTAAATCTCTTAACCAAAAACCAGCTTTATTTAATTTTTTCTTATGCTTCTCATCTATAACACAGCCACAATTAGGACACACAACTTTAGCCCAACGTTGTGCTAATAAAAATAAGTCTTCTTTTTGTAACGCAACCTGTAACTGTTCAAAATCCGGTATTAAACCAAAACAGTCTAAACCCGGTTTAGCTTCAAACGGTCTGCTACAATCTAAACAAGTCCAATACCATCTACGTTTATCACCACTATTATAAAGACTTAATATACCATCAGCAGGTGGTGCCATGTGTGGTGTTAATAAATCATATACAGCGGTTTGTAATTGAAAACCCGGTGACGATTCTACCGCACACATACCACGCTTACCAAATGTTTGCGTTCGCTTTAACGCTAACATATATGGCGAACCTTCGCCTTCTACATCAGGCGAAAGTCTATCGTAATCTGTTATTACTACATAACGATAGTCTGAACCGCTTAAATGTGATATAGACGGCCAACCTACGTTAAGAAACATCCCATTCTTAAATCGTTTATTAAGTAAAGCGTCCTCTTTAACATTAGGATTTATAGCAGCAGCTAAAGGCGCCGTATATCTAAAAGCCCGCTCTAATCGAGTTTTAGAGTATTCTCTAGCCTTATATGTTGTCATTTGCACAAATAAAAAGTCACCGGGGTCGTTTAACACGGCATACGTTAAAAAACCTTCACCAAATACTACTGTTTTACCTGTTCTAGCTGGCCCTACAAATATAACAGCGTCGTGTTCGTGACTAGCTAACATATTAGCTGGCTCTATCATATAGGGCGCTTCGTCTTTATCCCATTTACGTATAGCTACACCGGGTTGCCCTAACACTAATGTATCAGCTATAAAATCGCTAACAGAACGTTTGACAACAGGTCTAAACGCTGATGCCGCACTATTTACTATTGCGTAAGGCGAACATAAACCTTTAGCCACTTATACCTCTAAGCGTCTTGTATAGCTGACCTAACTGTGCCTCAACTAGGGTTGTAGTAAAATTAACTACAAGGTCTATTCCTTGCATATCGTTAAATTTATTTTCTATGGATGCAGGTATATTTCTTACAGCCGATGTTATTTCTGCAAAAGCAGCAGCTAAAGCGCCTTCAACTTCAGACGTATCTAATAATAATCCTTTACGTGTTGCTAAATCTAAACGTTTTAATTCAGAGTCAAACCAATGTTTACGGTCAACAGGCTCTAAATTACTCGGCATTAACTCATCATTGTAAACTTCTTTATTATCGTCGTCCACAAAAGCCCCGTTGGGGCTTTCGTCCAAGGCGGGGCTGTTAGGCGGTGTATTAACGTCCGCTAAATCAGGGTTAACATTTTTATCGTGCCATTGTCTAACAGCTATAGGGTCGAACCGCCAAGTTTTACTTTTTGTGCCTTTAACAAGGCAAGGCATACCCCTAGCAAGCCAATCGTTTACTACTGTAAGGCTCACGCCATACATAGCAGCTAAATCATGTTTAGTCGCCACGCAGCACCAAATGCTTTATGTGATGATAAAACCAAATATAAAAGTCATCTATGCTTATATCTATAGTTAAATTTATTCCGTCAACATCTGATATTAGCCTAACACGCCAAGGTATATTATTTTTTTTGTATAGTAATATAGGTATTTGACCAATTTCAGCTTGTCTTAAACATTGACTCCACCAAGCGGCTATTGCTAGTGTTTCTTGGTGTTTAACTTCTATAGCTAACGTTTTTATACCGAATAAATCTACGCCGCCAATGTCAGACTGATTTTTATTACGCCTCAACCGTGATAATGATATTGTTTTATCAATACCTTCTGACACGCATTCATCTATAACCATATCTATTATAGGGTTTAGCTTGTTAACAATTTCTCGTTCTGCCCGTTTACCTTTTTCTAAGCTATATTTGCCAGACATGATTAACCCAAAATTAAAATATAACACAACAGTATAGACGTTCGTTGTGTTTTGTCAACTAAAAAAAAGTGGCGTGAGACCTAACGCGTTGAAGACTACAGCAAAATATACCACTGGGAAATTGTTGTTA